GACTGATGCGATCAATGCCATCATGTGGAAAGTCCATGAAGCATAGATCTCCAAGCTGCGGCTTATCTTCAATCCATCGCCCAAGCTCTTTCATCTTATGAGCCCCAGCAGCCGTTGAAACCATTGACGGAATCTTAACGCCGGCAGTGTGAAAGACCCAGTTGCAGAATGAACCGCACCAGGGCAATCCATCGGCCTTTGTAAACTTGCCGTACTTTGTCAGATTCTCGCCAGTCTCGACTGTGCCGACTTCAGCTAGTGCGACTTCGATGATTCGCGCAGCAGTGCCTTCTGGATACATTACAGACCAAGTGCCTTCAAATCATCAGCAGTTAATCCAAGTGCAGCAAGTTTTATCTGTGCTGATTCTTTGGCTGCTTTCGCTTCGGCTTCAGCTTCCGCTAATGATGCAATTTTTGCTTCAAATGCTTTACGCTCTGCAATTTCAGCAGCAGTTTCTTCACGCTCTGTAAAGGTTTCTTCGCCTGTTTCTACGTTAAACTCTTTTTCTGTAATTTTCATAATTGCTCCTTATGCGCTCGTATAGACATAGACTGTTCCAGCATCTAAATTGCCACTAGAACTTACGATTGAAATTGAAGAAATAGTTGCAGAATCGGTGTACAGGTGTTGCCCCATACGATTTCTTTGACCGCCTTGCGCGCCCATGGCAGCACCGCCACCGAATACTTGACACACTTTTACTCCACTTGAGTTTGCGCCTGTAATTAAAGCCGAACCAGTTGCAAGGCCGGCAGCCGTACTATTTATGATCGCGAGAGGGAGTGAAGTTGGTGTTGTGGCAGTTGTATCGTAATTAGCATTGGAATAAGTGGTTGTCCACTCCATGTCAATAAGATTACAACTATAATTTGTGGTTGCAGTATTCAAGCGGATTCCTATTTGAGATGAAGCATTTGCAGCACTTGCGCTATCAACTCTTATAAAGATTTTGTCTTTTCCGCTTATGCCGCTTACGGTCACAACCGTTGCGCCCGTGAGAGCTGTACCGCCTGCATTAAGCAAAGTGAAATTAGAGCCAGCAGATGGAGCAGCCACCCACTCTGGAGCAGTAGCACCAGAATTGACTGCAAGAAATTGTCCAGCCGTACCAATTCCTAAACGCGCGGGAGTTGATCCACTCGATGAATAAATTGTGTCGCCTGTAGTAGTCATCGGATTCGTCATGCCAGCAGTAGGTGTTGCCCATGAAGGAACACCGCTCGCGACTGTTAGCACTTGACCAGTTGTGCCGATACCTAAACGCGTGTTTGTGTTGGCAGTTGCTGATGAATAAGCAATATCGCCAAGTGTTGTGCCAGGTTGTAATGCTTTCAGTCGTGTATCAACGCCCTGCAACGCAACGTCAAAGTCGGCTGGTAAGTCTGTCACTAAATCTGTGGCCGTCGGTAAGACGAAGCCATAGTTTGTCGTTGGATTAGCCATAGGTGTTTCCTTTCGTTATGAGACTATTGTGGCATATTGCCACTCTAAAGTCGGCGACACGGTATTCCACCGCTCGTTGATTGGCACATCATTCCATCGCATGGCTTGCAGTGAATAAGCCAGTGGCGACATGAGAAGAGTGATGTCAAGTTGATTGTATGAAGCGCGGAATGTCCAGCCCTCGACAAAGCCTTGAAAGGTTCCTGACGACATATTCGGCGGAAGGTCATTCAGAGCTATTGGCTGACCCATAAAGATATTGATTAGGTCGTCACGATCGCCATTGTCTAGCTCTGGATTGGTCAAGGCGTAAGTGATGGAATCAAAGATTGGCTGAGGATAAGCTCGCAGTGCCAAATAGAACGCGGCTTGATCTACGGCGTCATGCGAATGTCGCAAGGTTGTTGTAAAGATTTGTGATAAATCGCCATAAAGTGCAATCGATGCTGGATCTGTGTCGCTGACCTGATTAGATGAGTTTTGGCCGTAGCTAATGGTGATGTCATTTCTGACATCGCCTGCCCTTGTCTTTATGGTTATGCCTTGCCCTAGCGCGTGATTGGCAGTGAGATCCGTGTAGCCGTTAGCTGCAAGGTAATTCGTCCGGTGTGTCGAATCTGCATAAGAAATAAGGCCAGAAGCCGACTCATATAAATAACCTAATCCGCTACTGGCAAGCGCGGCAACTAAGTCGTAAATGATGATGCGATTTGATGAGCGTTGCGCCAGCTCATAATTGCCTGGAGTGTCAATCTCACCAAGTCCATTATTTCCAGCCGTCGCCCATGTTGTCGTCGGATCATAAGTGCTCCACTGAAGCGCGGCTGGAACTTGCTGCCATTGAGCCAATAAAACTTCGCGCAAGATTGTTTCTATCTGGTCGCCATCAAAATCATGAGACAAGACGCCGTCTGTGAGAGCCTTCTGAAGCCTTGCAAGGGCTCCTAGAGCCGTGATGGTGACTTCTTGCGTATATGCGCTAGAACCTACCTGAGACACGCTTACAGAGATGTCCACGATTGAGCCGCCAAAGATTGGCACATAGACGGCTGATGTGTCTTGCACTTCAATCGAGATGGTGTCGTTGATTTCGTAAGGTAATGCAGCTTGATTGAAGATAATGAGATTGACCGAGCAATAACCGGCTTGAGCCTGTTCGTAGATATTTGTGCGCCCCGACGTAATCGTCAGATTGGCCAACACCGAATCGGTAACATCAACGCCGGCAATTTCAACGCGCCAAACTGGAGCCCACTGCGTCATTAGATTGCCTGAAGTGCGGATGCTCCGCCAGTGCCACGATAGAAAGAATCGTTAAGAGCTTTAATAATTGTGCGAGCAGTGCCTTCGGCATCGATTGCGCCATTGACTGTCAGATTGATCCGTGCAGCGTTCTGAGAATCCGTAAATCCTCCTCCGCCCATAGCAGCTAAACGAGCCGCATTCTGTGAATCGGTAAATCCTCCGCCTGCTGCTACTGCGACTTTCATTGCGCCGGATGTTGCTGATGCAATGCCACCGCCACCGCCTCCACCACCGCCACCGCCTCCAGGAACGACGATTGCCGGCACTGATGATCCACCACTGCGAATTGCACCTGGCGCGCCTGATGTGGCGAATGATTGTCCTCCGCTAATTTTTCCTTCTATTTCTTTGCGCACCTCAGAAGCAGACATGCCCCACTTGCTCGGAGTAGCTACTATTCCTAATAAACCTAAAGTATATGACGCAAACTTAACAACCTTATCTAAAGCCTCAATGATTGTATTTAGCCAGCCAATCATTTTTCCTAATCCTGAACTCTGACCTGTATTCGCTTCGCTATTGAACACGCTAAACATTCGACTTAATGACGTTGTCAAAGTTTTTACTGTTTCTCCAAAAGTAAATGCAGCCGTTTCAGTGCTAGTCATTCCGTCTTTAAGTTTTCCTTTGCCACTGAAACCTGATGCGAAAGCACTAAAGGCTGGCAGAACATTGTCGTTAATGTAATCAATCAATGACGTAATCATTGGCAATAAACCTGTGCCAATAGTTTCTTTGGCTTCATCGAAACCGACTTTTAATCGTGCAATCTTTCCTTCATAAGTCTCTGCATTAGAAGCGGCTGCACCGCCAAAGAGATCTGTTAATTGTTGCTGGACGTCCGTGAATGACATTGTTTTTAGCTCGGCCGCCGATAGTCCAATTCCTAGCTTGCCTAGAGCTGCCGTATTGCCGTCGTAGGCTTTTCCGATTGCATTGGCAACAGTTTCCAGTGGCTTTCCAGTTGCCGTAGCCACATCAAGGGCAACAGTAAGAAGATCCTGAGCTTTGCTAATGTCTCCAGTTGAAATTGCTAGTCGCTGCAACGCTGGACGAAGTTTATCGTCTGCGACACCAGTGGCCAAAGACATCTTAAGAATAGATCCTTCAGTTGCTTCGATTTGCGCTTTAGTTGCACCAGTAGCATTTTCTAAAGCGTTAGCGAGTTTATTTTGTGACGCTTCATCTTCCATCGCGGCCTTAACGCCATCGACGCCAATCTTGATTGCATAAGCAGCCGCAGCAGCTCCGGCAGCCGCGAAAGCCAATCCTGCTTTTTTGCTAAACTCGCCCATCTTTGATGAAGAGTTATCGACGTCCGTATTGGCTGCATTGAGCGATTTCTTAAGTTGATCTACATCAGCAAGAATCGAGAGCTTGAGTGTGCGTGATTGTCCGGCCATTTACCACTCCCTCAAGATTCTGTCGAAAGCAGTTTCCCACTTAGCAATCAAGTCTGGCTGGATTTCGCGTAGTGTCGGATAAATAAACCAGCCCTTAGATCCGCCGCGAATGCCACTGCCTGACCAGATTGGGAATTGCTTAAACTTGTTAGATCCAAACTCTGTTCCGCCCCAGAGATCCTTTGTTGTTCCACCGCCAGAAAATCTTTGACTTACAAAGCCGAAAGAGAGCTCGCCAATCTTGGAAGATTTAGACACACGGGAGCCACTGGCAATTCGACTGGCGGCCTCGCCTCGACTGGTCGCCTTCTGCTGAATCTTACCTTGAGCAAACTCTGCAAGGGCTGACGATTCTCTTTTAGCTGCATCAGTAGCTTCTGCATCCATCGCCTTAAATGCCGACGTGATGCGACGAAGATCTGCCTTGTCATAGGCAATCTCAACGTTGTCGCTCATTCTGTTTCTCCAGTATCTCGAAGGCCGTATAAATCTGCTCCGCCGTCGTCCATTCGCTCATCGGAATGCCTGTGGCTATTGCTAACTCCACAAGTATTCGATTTACGCTTCCGGCGGCGTAACTTTTGGGAGAACGTCACCGACTGTCACGTCGGCCACTGTTTCACACCAGATTTCATAGCCTTTGATTGGCTTGCCACCAGCTTCACGTTTCATCGCATTCCACGCAAGGAAGAGAAGATCAGAGATTCCGATCTTCTCCTGCGCCTGCGAAATTGTGCTGCCTGTTTTTTGTTCCCACTTAGCCCACTCTGGCGGTTGAGCCGTGTAAGTGCCGAACTCGCCAGAGGTGTATTCGATGGTGATTGGTAGTCTCATTATGTGCTCCCGTTTCTCTTTCGATTAGCTGATTGTTAAGACTGGTGTTGAAGCGCAAAGCATTGACCATGAGTCAGTTTGTGCATCTGGTGCAGTGCCGCCAGCAGTTGGAGCCACTGGGAAAGCAGTGCCAGCGAATGATGCGCCGGTAGCTGATACGAGTGTGAATGCAAGTGCAGTGTTAGGAGCAGAAGTGAACGCAGTCCACATCGCTTCAAAGAGTGATGATGTTGCGCCCCAGTCTGCAAGAAGCTCGATATTAAGTGTCCATTGATCATCGATGTGCTTATAGGCTTTTCCATCGAGTGTCTGATAAGTCGTAATGACTGGCGCATTGACTAGCGTGACCGCCGTTGTCTGTGCGTCATAATTGACAGTCGCAAGCGTGAAGGTTATGTCGCGACCGGTGACTATTGTTGTTGGCATTTCTTTGTCTCCTTAGATTGTCTGTTGTGTGTAGTAAGTGCTGACCGCGAGATCCGCCACTAGTAGGTTGGTCGCTCCGACCTGTTGAATTGTCGGACGTTGAACGTCTCCGACTTCGTAACCAGTTGGCATCGCTGCGATGATGCTGATGATTAGCTGCTCAAGATTGTCGAGTGCTCCGGCCGTGTTGTTGTAAGCAACGGCCGCAGTGACCACGAAATTGATTTTCACGCGTACCTGCGATTTGCCGATTGTCGTCGTTTCTAAGTAAGGCGAATCGGGAACGATTACGCAAGCTGGAGGAATGACTGCTTCTGGAGGCGATGAATAAACTGATGCAACGACGCCAGAGAGAGCAGTCGCAAGAGTGCCTCTGACGTTGGTCGCGATTGATGTTGGTGTAGGCATCACATGGCCATCGTTGAGACGTCGATGTAATTACCTAATAAACCAATGACGCGATTTTGCAGTGATCGTCCCATTCGATACGGCGATGGCTGAAAATCCACGCCTTCAATTTGACCACCTGGAGCGACCACGCTTTGGAATATCTCAACGCTGACGATGGTGACCGCCTGTTCGACTGCGTCGGTATTTGCGTAAAGCGTGGCCGCGTCTGCCCCAGATAGATAAACTACGCCGCCAGGAATGACTGGACGAAAGGTAATGTCTGCATTTGTTATGGCAGAAGTAAAGTAAAAATATGGAGCAGGATATGCGAAAGGTAAGTAAGGAAAAGGATCATAGTAATTTGATGTGACTGTCTGTGTTCCATTGAATGTTGCTGGGACGCAACCTGTAACGACAACACTTTGACCGGCGACGAATGTATTTGGCTTTTGAGTTATGTAATAGGCGACATTGTTTTGCAAATAAACGGCGGCGACTGAGTTTTGATTGGCAGTCAATAGCGGCAGAATTACCTGCTCGGCTGAGTCAATAATGCCTTCAAGATAGGCATCAGAATAAAGAGACACAGAGACGCCAAGAACCTGCCGCAGACTTGCGACTGTAATGATTGCTGGCATCTCTGTGTCCTTTCGTGAGCTGCTGGGCTAGATACGGGAGCGCACCTAGCCCATGATTAGTTTGCTTAGGTTAGGTTGAAGCGACGTAGGCCACCTGCAAAGACGGCTTGAGCTGCGATGTAACCGTAGAGCATGATTTCAACCTCGCCTGTTGTTGGCACGTTTGTGGCCAATGAAAGCGCAGGAGATTCAAAAATCTCGATTGAACGTGGCTCGATGATGAATGCTGATTCATCGATTGAAGTTGCAACCATGTTGGCGTCCACATAATAATCGAGGCCAAGAACGTTTCCGCGAATCGATGTTGGATTAGCAGTTCCACCAGGATTCATTTGCATTGGCTGAGCATTGTAAATTGGACGTCCAGTTGTATCTGTTGCACCAAGAAGAGTGCTCCAGATTGAAGTTCCTGAAACGAATGCAGTTGCAGTGCGCTTTGTTGCATTGTAAACGGCTGGTGATTCTGTTGATACGAATGAAATCAATCCAGCTGAATCGGCAGCAGTTGCAGTCGCTTGAGTACCGCCAGCAGTAATCTGAGCGATTACATATTGATCAGTTGCCTGAGCATAAGCGTCGCGAAGATTTTGAAGCATAATTTCATAGAATGATGGATCTGAACGATCTAGCAGTTCTACTGAGTAACGCTGGAAGCCAGCCTTTTTGATTACTGTCGCATTGACGTAAGCTGAAGTGATTGCAGTCGTTCCAGTTGGATCTCCTCCTTCGGCCACAGTCGCGGCCGTACTGTTAGCCGTGATTTTAGGAATAGACACTGTCATTCCGTATGTGCTCAATGGACGTGTTCCACCGCATGCGTCAATTACTGGACGTAAAGCGTTGGTGTTCTGTGCAACGTCGCGAACATATGACACTGGTGAGAACGCTGGATTTGTTGAGAATGAATCGTCAGCAGCTTTTACATATTGACGAGAATCTTCGTTGCCAAGCGTTGCCTTGATTGAGTGTTCTAAATATGATCCACCAGAAATAATTGGTGAACGTGGTGATGTGAAATAGAGCGGACGAGATGCCTCGGCCTGTACGACTTTGGAAGCCTCAACCGTTTCGGCTGGTGCTTCTGTGACGGTTGGAGTTGTTTCCACTTCGTTTTCTCCTTCGGTAGTTTGTTCTTCTGTTTCCACGACGGATTCAGAATCTTCTGGCTCACTAGCTGCGACCGCCACTTTTGCACTTCTTATGGCTGGCTCTGTTACTAGAGAGACTTCTTTGAGCGCACTTGCGCTAATTACTAGAACGCCATCGACATTCTTATACTTTTCAGCTAGAACACCGACACTAAATCCATCACGCAATCCAGTGAATGCCTCTTCCAAAGCATCAGATCCGGCAGTTGTTTTGCCGATGGAAAATGTGGCATAAATACCTTCTTCATCTTCGTCGTAGCTCTTCAAGAATCCGATTGGAGATTCACGACGATGCTCAAGTAATAATTTTGTAGTATCGCTAAAAGTAATTGAGCCAGGCTTGAACATAGTTGATCCGGCTGATGTAGAGCCTTCTTCATTCCAGGTGACGATGCGGCCAGAGATTTCGCGCTTTGGAAAGTCAGTCGCCGTGACCTTGATTGAAAAGTCAAGATTCATCGGAGTTGGCTTTGATTCTTTCATCGGATCATTTCCTCTTCTAGTCGGATTTCATCGGACGTTAA